AATCGCGTCGTTTGCAATATCAAGTAATTCATAAATTGAATTTCTACTATTGTCGATATCTTCTTCAATTTCAGATTTCACAACCTCACAGTCTGCATCAACAATAGCTGGAACATTTTTAATATTATCCACACCATCTTTAGTATCATATGCATTGGGTGATAAATCTAATGATTTATTTAAATCTTTTTTCATATTGTCTCCATTATATCTACGATATATGCGTAGTTATCGTCTGGTCCAATTAAACTCTTATCAATAGTTGTTGATGGGTCTGTAGTTGGCTCACCGTTTGCAGTCAGACCAGGTGTTGTGGTTACAAATACTGATGGCGGCATTGTTTCGTCTATCATTGAAAATTCTGGTGGTATTTTAATACTAATTTCAGCTTGCTTAATAACTCCACCACTTCTAGTAGGACCGAATAGATATCCCTTAAGAGTAAATGACAGTGTCCATATAAGAGCTCGACGAGTTGTAAATTCACCTTCATATGAATCTGTATGATTCGTGCTTCTTAGCACTACTGGAATATCATATGATGCGTCATCAAATATTTTTAATGTGCCAGTAAATTCTGGTCCAAAGAATGGAAGAATTGTTTCTAATATTCTATATCCGTCTTCAATACTTTTCGTCATAATATTTAAATCGAAATCAATGTTATATGGAAGTGGATTATATCTATAAGTAGCCTTATTCTTATCATTGGGATCTGGACATCTAATAATGCCAACAGAAGAAAGCTTTCTTGTAGAATCATAGTACATATTTGTTATTTCAAAAGACATTCTCGGTAATTGTAGAGCAATTTCTCTATCCAAATCAGGATTGCCTTCTAGTCTAGCTAGAAATTTTTCTTTGGGTCCATAATTGAGTGGAACTTTCATTGTCTGTTGTCTTTCACCAGAGGCATTATCCCTCGTAAGATATACATTATCAAACAATGAACCAAAAAATATGACGTATTTTCTAATAGATCTATTTGTGAAAATTTGACCAAACATTAGTTAAATTCCTTCACTGAAAGGATCTCTAGTAGACCAATCTGTTATAATAGATGCTTCTTCGCTTATTTCATCATTATCAGAGAACCAATCTGTTAATTGAGTATCATGATCAAATTCTGAGTTTATCAAACTATATCCAAGATTGTCTGATATAGTATATCCGTCATTTGTTAATATTCCTTGATCTTCTATATCAAATGAATATTTTGTTTCTAATCTATCAATCTCTTCTACACCAGTTCTTAATTTCTCATTTGAATATTCGAAGACTTCACATGTTAAATCATACAACTGAAGTGCACCCATTTGATAAAATATAGCTTTCTTGTCAACGTACATAACTACAAAAAGTCTTTTAAGCATTGTAGACCAGATAAGATCACCTTCTTGAGGTCTTATAAGATCACTTTCATTACCAACTTCTTCAGCAAATACTCTCTGTGCAACAGAGAACACCATTTGATCTCTAATTTCTAGATTAAACTTAGATAAGAAAGTACCATCACCCTGATAATTGTCATATGATCTTATGTACATTGTTGTGAAATATGGATTTCTATATTCAGAAACATTATCTTCACCGTACACTTCATTTTTATTCATGATAATTCTAGGAACATAGTAAATATCATGACCGTAAATATTAATACTCTCAATGATAAGATTTTCAATGAGAAGCTGTTCTTGCGAATTGTTGTAGTTATTAAAGTAAAGATTACTCATTAGATATAAGTTATCCTACCATATCAGTGACCGGTAATGAGTATGATGTTATCATTTCCGATTCTAGTTTTTCTATAGCTTGTTGTGCATCCATCAGAATCTGCTGCCCGTTAAACTGAACTCCACCTGGAAGAGACATTCCAACAAATTTGGTAAGATGTTGACCCCATTGATATTTAATTTTTTCAGTGGTGTAATTTTGTAGCCATCTGTCAGCCCACACATCGATGTAAACATCAGGATTAATTACTTCATATGCTTCTACTAATATGTATTGAACAGTTATTGTTTTATTCCAATCCATGTCTATATAAAGTCTATTTTTATGTCTAGTATATCGTATTGGAACTTTACCTACCAGTATTTCACTAATAAGCGATAAGTGTTCCATTGTCATATAATATGGAACCATAGAAACTGATGTTAGTGTGTAAAGATCATTTAAAGCTATCTGATACTGGATATTAAATAAATCATTAGAGCTTATAGATGGATCACCAAGTGGAAACACACTAACAGCACCAATGATATTTTCTGGTAGAGTAATATACTTATTAGTTCTATCAGTCTCAGTTATTTGATGACGATAATACGTCTTATCAGAACCATCAAAGTGATAATCCCAATAATAACTTATTGCTTCATCTATTCTATCTTCGACTTGATCATCATCAACATTAATTTCAATGACTGGAGCACCAAGTTTACGTAAACAATACTCTTTAAATTCTTTTCGTGATGTAGGTCTCATTTAAATGTCCTAATATTTTAATTATTTATAAGAGAACATTATCTAAATTTGGGACCCTGCAACCAAGATACTAATGATATTCTATTACCACTTGTTAGCTTGGTAACTCTATGTGGTAGAAACGATGGAAATACGATTACAGTTCCTTTTTGTCTTAATAGTTTTGGATCTGGATTTTCATATTGAGGATCTATTTGAAAATCACCACCTTCATAGTCATCACTGTCGCTTAATTGAACAATAATACTAATTTTTCTATCATATGCAGTAGGATTTGCCCAGAATGTGTCAATATGCCAATCATATTTTCCACCAGAATCTGCAGAATATTTGGTATATTGCATATCACTCAAATCATCGACATTAAATCCAAATGCATTTTTGTTTGCTTCCATTGCATAATGTCTTAATACTAATTCTGCATGATCACCGTCTGGTGTATTTTTAGGAATCCAACTGATTTCAGTTTTTCGCACATCATTATTTTTAGATTCTCCAGCGAAACCTAATCCAGGATTTCCTAACGGAGCCCTTTCGCCTATAGCTACTAGATGATCTACTTGTTCCTTTGATAGTGTGGTATACCACACTTGCCATAATTTATTCATTTTATTTTCTTTCTTTTATTAAATTGTTTATTTTACTGATCTAGGTTGTTTGTTGGTGGGTTTTTACCAGAACTCGAAGAACCCGACCCAGAAGAAGGCGATTTCCTATCTATAATTTTTAATTAACATTCTTTCTATTTATTGTTTCGCTGGAACTGTTGTCTTTTCTCTTATCACACTTCAAGTGCGGATACGCGTGCACGTAATGACTGTATCTCTTTCACAAGCACGGGTACTAGTTTAGAGTAATCCACCGACATCGATGCCTCGGGATCGTTCATTACTCCGACCGCTTCTGGGTATATCGTATGTAGCTCTTGAGCAACAAAGCCGTAGCGTTGGTGGCTATCATCGACTTTCCAATCAAATTTACGGACCTTGATGTTATCAATTATAGTAGCTGTATCATCTGCGTAGGTAATGTTTTTCTTCAATCGAATATCGGATGACGTATTATAAGATGTGGTCGTGCCATCAGTCCCAATGTACCCAACCCGACCATTATTGTTAAAAAACGAGACTTGGCTGGCAGGAGCGGTGGTGCCGATCTTAGTCGATATTCCGCCTAGAACTTGTAATTTGAGATAGGAAACTGTGTCGAAACCGGCCGCGGTATTTACTAATACATAATCGGCTGTTATACGCATTCGCTCCGAGTTATTCGCTCCGAATATCAAGTGCGCATTTTCCATATTCCATGCATACATATCGGATCCGATCATAGAAAGCAATCCACCATCGTTAAATGATGTGCCAGTTGTGTTGTTCGTCAACCGAAGGTCTATAGGGCCTGCGCTATTGTAGAATTGGAATGCCTTCCCGTTTTGTTGGACGGGTACAACTCCAAACCCAATATCAGTGCCGTTATCATTTATTTGTGAAGCACTGAAAGCAGCGGTTCCGTTTCCCTTAGGTAAATAGTTCGCTGTAAGAGTCGCAATTCCTGTACCACCACTTGAAACCGCTAATACACCCGAAGCAAATGAACCGGTATAACCTATAACACCTTGAGGCCCTGTAGGTCCTGCAACTGTTGATGCTGATCCAGTAAATCCAACAACACCTTGAGGACCAGTAGTGCCTGTAGTGCCTGTAGTGCCCTTTGATCCAGTAAATCCAACAACACCCTGAGGTCCTGTAGTGCCTGTAGGACCTGTTCCGCCT